CACCCGACACCACTGTTGGGCAGATCGCTGGAGGCTTTAGTCAGTACCTCGCAGGCAGCGCCCTGACGTACATGGCTGTCACCGCCATCTTCGGTGCCGTCAGCGTGGCGACCGGAGGCGCGGCTGCGCTGGCAGGTGGGGCCATCGCTACCATGCTGATGCGAGGCGGCAGCCTTGCGCTCAAAGGTAAGCGCATGTACGAGAAAGGTATGAAGGCCAAGGGTCTGAAGCGGATTGGATTTGAGTTCTTTGCTCAGGCTCCGCTTGTTGACGGCGCTGCGTTCGCTGCCGATGAAGGGCGTCTGGTCAGCATTATCAATCAGTACGAGCCTCTACAGAACGAACTGTTCAACTACATCGAAGGCGACGGCGACGACTCCATCATGGAGGGTAGGCTTAAGAACGTGCTGGATGGCATGGTCGCTGGCGCTGTGGCTGAGCCTGTGTTCCAAAGCATGAAGGCTATCTACAGGGCGGCTCGTCGCACTGTGGGTAACCTTACACCGGAGCAGCGAGCTAAGATCGAGGAGGAAGCCGAAGAGGAACTGATTGACGCATCACTCAAGGAGCCTCTTGATGAATCCGGTATGAGCCCGGAAGCTCTGGACAATCTGGATCTGCACCGCATGGACCCGGAGGCGGGGGAGCGGGCCAAGGCAATCTTTGAAGATTACGTCGAGGGCGCTATCGACCGCGATGACTTTCTGTCACTGCTGCGGCTTGAGGGTACGGCACGCGAGACCATTGATTACGTGACGGGCACTGCCACCAGTGCCCAACGGGCTGACGGTCGGGCAATGGACATTGACTCCACCAAGCTGTCGGAGCGGGCCAAGCAGCAAGACGAGATCTTCGACGGGGAAGGAATCACGTATGGGGATGTGGGAACTTTCAACCAGCCCAATGGTTGGGGTCTGCGGTACGGCCAGATCTACAACTACGTCACCTATCAGAACCTGAGTGATCAGGCAAAAAAGGTTCTTGACCGCAGGCGTCTTAAGGAGGCGGGCAAACATAACGAGAAGAACTGGACGTTCGAGGACGACATCGTTGGTGCTCTTGGTGTCACCAACGAGGAGGCGTCGGCCATCGCGGGCCTCATTGACGCTATTGGGTTTGACCGAGACACCTTCCTGTTCCGCCGTGGCGAGGCGGTTGACCCGGACTCTCTAAAGCAAACTGTTTTCCACGGCACGGGCGGCAAGCACACGTCGCTTTCCGTCAATTACGTTGGGGGACGAGCCGGGGAAGGTGCTCAGGCGTTTGGCTGGGGTGTTTACTTTGGTGGCGCAGAGTGGGTTGCCCGACACTACCGCCGACAAAATTCAGCACGTATGCCTTCTGCGGCGTTTGCAATCGGCGGCGACAATTTGACTTATCCTGGCTTTTGGCGTGAAAATAATCCGGACATTCAAGGTCCGCCCCAGAAAGTGGTGGATGAAGAATTTGTCATTGACGAGGAAACTGCTCAAGGTCTGCTTCAGAGCCATAGAAACCAAAACGAAAGACTAGCCAGGGAAGGTAAGGAGTTGAGCCCGCTAGACGAACTTACCGCCGCAGCGGATATTTTGTCAGAGCTTTCGTTTAGAAACGACCGTCAGCTTTCACCAGAAGATCTGGGGGACTACATGGAGGCCGAGCTTGAAGGTCTAGTCAAAAGCTTTAGATCGTCAATGTCGCGCTTTGAATCCCGAGGAGACACTTCCTCTATTGCGTACAAAAACACAAAACAAAAATACGAGACTGGGAAAAAGCTACTTAACAACGTCAATGAAAAAGTTAAATCTCCAACACAAGATATTAACGTTGAGTGGCGTGCTTATGTTGGCCAGCCTGGGCGAACCTTTGAAGTCGATATGAAGATCAAAGAAGATCAAATGCTTCTTTGGGATCGCCCGTTTAGCAAACAACACCCTAACGTTCAGCGCATTCTACAGGAAGTTTTCGGAACAGACCCTGGCGCTGAAATGTTCTCTGAGTTTATTGACGGAGACGGTGGTCGCTTTTACAGGCAACTGATGATTAACGTGAGCGGAAAGAAGAACCTTCGAAAGGCAAAGGACCTCTTTGACGCTCAAAAAACCGCATCACTCCGACTCGCAGATTACGGAATTTACGGCATCAAATATCAAAACGGAGGTATCAGAAACAAAAGGAACTACGATACACTAAAAGACGCGGACTTCAACTACGTTCTATTCCGCGACCAAGACTTTGAAATTACGCGCATGTACCAGCGCAACGCGGAAATTCAAGGACAGGTCAGCTTTCTTGAAGACGGGCGTGCGCTAATCGAAGGCTTTGAATCCGCCAACTTCTCAACAGGCGTCCACGAAGTTGCTCACGTTGCTCGCCGCCGCCTGTTTAACCGTGACATCGACATCCAGCAGCGGCAGGGCATTTCGGAGGACGACATTGCAGTTGCTGAAAAATGGGCTGGCGCAAAGAACGGCGTGTGGGACGAGGCCGCAGAAGAGCGGTTTGCTGTCGGCTTTGAGAAGTACCTTCGCGACGGTAAGGCTCCTATCCCTGCGATGGAGAACATGTTCAAGAAGATGGCTGCGTACATGCGTGCCATCTACGACCGTGTGCGGGGCTCTTCTATTAACGTTCGCATCAACCCGGAGATGCGTAAGGTCTTCGACAAGCTAGTGACGCGCACGCAAGCTGACGAAATGGACGACTTGCGCGGGCTGCTGGACGACCTTGATCCTGATGACGCACTCAGGCAAGACGTTAATGCAGCAACCAATGTGGACGAGGTTGTGGTGTCTGCCAGCAACACTCTGAAGCAAGATCAAGATGCGCTGGCGCGGAACGTCACTGAAACGAGGGAGCACTTGGGGCGTCTTAAGAACCGCCCGAAAGAGCTTCTCACCCTTGCTTCCTGGGCTCGCAAGTCTCGCCGCTTCTCGGAGAAGCTGGGTAAGGATATCCATGATCTTGCCCGCGCAATTCAGGACGGCAAGGCACCCGAAGACGCAGGCTCACGGCGTGCTCTAGGTGTTGCGCTTGGTACGATGTTCGAGGCCCTTGAAGGGTACAGGCAGGTGTCCAGTAACTTTGGACGTGGCCTTAAGTCGTTCCAAAAGCGGACGGGTGTGCAGCGGATTACTGAAAGTCTCGACACCTACGCTGAACGTAAGATCGGCATTGACGTTGAAGGACGACCGATCCATGAGGTGTACAACGAACTTATCGTGCGTGCCGGGACGGACAAGTCTGCTGAGCGACACCTCAAAGCTTTCGAGCGTAAGGTTATTCGAGCCTACGAAAGCTCAACCAACATCGGTGAGTTCGCGGAAAAGGTAGACGGTCTTGTTGATAAGTGGACACTTAAAAGCAGCCTGTCCCAACTGGCTGACCTTAACGCAGTCAACATCATTAGCGGTGTCAAGACTATCACCACTGCGCTGGCTTCGCCTTTCCTTGTGGAGCCGTACCGGATGGCCCGCAACATTCTGGGCGAAGTGAATGTGCAGTCGGCGGCGGATGGTGACGCCAACATGCAAAAGATTGTAGATGCCGTCAAGCGGGAGAACCGTGTGATGTTCAAGTCTATGCGGTACGCGATGCAGAACACGAAGAAAGTGTTCAATGCTGCTGGGCGTGATGAGCTTCAGACGATGATGCGGCAAACTGGCCTTGCTGTGCGTTACCGCCTAGATAACCCCAGCATGATTCAGCGTGCTGGGCAGCGCCTTGGTGACCTGACTGGGGATGTTGTCGGTGGAGCGATTGTCCGGGCCGCGGGGGCTACGTCTGTTGCCACTCTACCCGGCAAGCATGTGATGCCGATGATCGACCGGGTGTCCCAGCTTGCGGTCTATCAAGCTAAGCTGGAGTCTGACCTGTACGAACGGCACATTGCTGCTGGGCTTGACCACGCTGAGGCTGCTGAGAAGGCTTATCAGACGGCTGTTGTCGTCATGAAGGAGCCGGAAAAGATGGAGCAGCAGTTCCTAGGCGACGAGATCTTTAAGAGAGCCAGTCGGGCTGAGGACATTGACGAGGTTGGGATCAATCAAGCCGTCTTGCGCGAGATTGAAAGCACTCGTACAAACCATGAGTTGCTCCGCGCCGACGTTGATAAGGCGCGGGTGCGGGCACAAGGAGTGGCATTCAACCGCCCGGTGCAAGAGCTTGCCGAAAGTGAGACTGAAGTTGCGAGTCGGTTCACGCAGGGGGCTACACGCCTAGCTGCAAGCGCCACCCGCATGGTTCGCAAGCACCCGTCGCTGCGCTTCTTCGCCCCGTTCCTGACTGTTCCGGTTAACGTTGCCGCTGTGGGCCTTGAGAACACGGTTGGTGGCAGTTTGGAGGCAATGGTGCGGGCGGGACAGGCTACAGGCTTCGGTCAACTGCCGGGAGTTGAGGCCCTTCTACAGCAAATGCGGCACTCAAACCCGGAGCGAGCGCAAGCTGCGGCAACGAACATGTACATGGCTTCAATGGTCGTAGGTTCGTTTGGTGCGCTTCTGTCCCGCGATGGCATGGTGGTGCCCACAGAGTCTCAAGTCCTGCCGACGATCACTGGTGGCGGGCCGAAAGACTTGCAGATGAAGCGGGCTATGATTAACGCAGGCTGGCAACCTTACAGTGTGCGGGTCGGAGACCAATACTTCTCATATCAGAGAGTGGAACCCATTGCTTCGTGGCTTGGCCTTCTGGCTGACTCTGTGCAGATCGCGCATTACTACCGCAACAGCAATGAATATGAGACTGCTGAGGCTGGAATGAGTGCAGCTACTGCTGCGCTGTCGGGCTCTCTGGTCCGTCAGCTTACGGATAAGAACTTCACCCGAGGTCTTAGTGACCTGTTCCAGATTCTGTCTGGCGACATGGATCACACGAACCGCTGGCTGTCGGATCGAGTGCGCTCGCTACTGATCCCTAACTCTGTCCGCGATGCTGCGAAGTATGCTGACCACATCAACGGTGACGAGGACCTACGCGCCACCCGCACATGGGCGGATAAAATGCTTGTGTCTATTCCGGGCTGGACTGATGAGGTGAAAGATTCTCGGAGAGATCTGCTGGGCTACAAGGTGAAGCGCGAACTTGTGGGCGACAGCATCTTGTTCGACTTCGCCCCGACTAACGTTCGCACGATCAACGACCAGAAGATTTCGTCGGAGATTGCCCGGCTGTCTAACGCTTGGCAACTTGCTCCGCGCAAGTACAAGCAAGTAGACATGATGGATGAAAGCTTGATGCGTAATGGTCGCACTCTATACGACCGCTGGCAACAGCGATCCACAGAGATCAAACTGCGTGGCATGGACCTGCGGCAGTCACTCAGGCGCATTATCGGGTCACAGAAGTACCAGTCAATCTCCCCGTACCTTGACGACGACGGCAACGTGAGTCCGCGGGTTCGCATGATCGAAGCAGAGATCCGACGATTCCGCGACAAGGCTTTCCGCGAAATGCTGAAAGAAGAACCTGAGCTTGCCAGCCAGTACAAGCAGGCCCGTCGCATTTCCCGTGCCCGCCGCGCAGCGGCAAGACCTTCTCTTTACCAATGATCGACCCTGACGACCTGATGTACCAGCGCGTGCTGGAGAAACTTCAACAAGACGACATTACTGCGTCAGAGCTAGAGGTGTGTCGTAAGTACCTTAATGACAGGTCTTCGCGCGGTGGAGCCACCTTTACTCAAGGCTTTAATGTCCCGAACGAGGCCAAGACTAGCGACTGGTCGAACCTAGATTTTGAGGACGTTAGAGTTAGTAAACGTGAAGGACAACGAACTGATTGAGGCTATTGCCACAGGCTTACTATCTTCTGGACTATTAGCTGCTATTGTTCGATGGGCTCTCAAATTGAAGCGTACCCCCGGCTACAAGCGCGTAATCAAAATCGAGCGGGACGACGGTTCCACACTGCGCTATGAAACGGAAGCCGACAACATTGAAAACCGCCCTGAGGTTAAGAAGATTTTGGCGTGGCTACAGGAGATTGAAGAAGAGGCAGGCAGCGATTCGATCAAATCTGTCTCATTTACGCTTGACCCGCTCGATCCAAATGGCTGATCTGTGGATTACATTCTCCGTAATACAGCACCACTATCCCTTAGATTCCAAAGTCACTCTTAAACTTGAAGACCTGTCTGACGTTGAAGGCACCTACGACTATTCTGACGAAGATGGGCATGTCATCTGCATTTCGACTGCCGTGGATGCGGATCAGCGGGCGGAAGTTCTCTGCCATGAATACGCACACGCCTGCGTAAACGGCTACTACGGTCCTGAGGCTAATGCTGTGTGGGGTGTGTGTTACTCAGGACTGTACCGCTTGATCTTTGGTGAACATTGATGGAAGACTATCCGCTTAAGCCGCTAGTTGACAAGCTACCGGACGACCACCCGTTTCGTCTATTCCGTAACTTCGCTCGGCTTATCTGGAGCTACGCGGGTCTGCCCAAGCTGACCCCGATCCAAGCGGACTTCTGCGATTACCTACAGTTCGGCCCGACCCACCTACAGATCCAAGCCTTCCGAGGTGCGGGTAAAACGTACATCACTGTAGGCTACTACCTGTGGCGACTGTATCTCAACCCGGACGAGATCGTCGTCATCCTCAGCGCCGCTAAGAACACGGCTGACCAGATCTGCCGCTTCGGTCGCCGCCTGATCGACGAGGTGCCGGAACTAAACCACCTACGCCCGGACGCTGCACGTGGCGACCAAGACTCCGCGGTGTCCTTCCAGTGCGGCTGCGCCACTGTCAAGAAGAGCCCGTCAGTCAACAGTAAGGG